TCTTTACGTTTGAACTCCATATGCATTTCAAGTTCTTGGGCAGTAATATGCCCATCACCATCACTATCTGCTTCCTCTAATCCATCAATAGTTTTTCGTGCTATCGCTACTTTCTGTCTGATCTCTTCTGACATTCTTATGCTCCGCTATAAGTAATTTGGCAATTTCCATTGCCCTCTCATAACCAAAGCGTAAACGATTAGACTTATAACCATTGTTTACGAACCACTCTAGTGTATTTATACTAGAACCATTCCCACAAGATCTAGAAAAAGCTTTTGCAAGCTCTTCATATTCAGTTCTTAAATTACAAATTGTCATATGATTCATGCAAGAGCCTTTTCTATTTCAGGAAAGAGATATTCATCAATGTCATCTTCGTTACATTGAAAGCGAATAGCAATACCACCAGCGGCTTTCCACTTAGTGATATTTTGTGGTTTATCATCAATAAGAATGTTTTGACCACGATCTAGTTTACTCATAGCCCACTTTTCTTTATTGCTAGTGAAGACCATGTTCTCAATAAGTGGTGGAACAAAATCATGACGTTGAAGCCAAACTCGTTTCCAGTATGCAGAATTCATCGTATCTCCACGCAACGGTGAAGAACAGATTCCCCAATCACCACCAGAAACTTTTTCTACAAATTTTATAATTCGCCGGGAATCATTACCAAAGGTTTCTAGTGTATTAAAGAAATCTGTATTTGCAATCTTTGCAAAAGCAATCTCTCGATCTTGAATTGATTTCCAATGGTCAACTCCAGAAGCTTTGGCAAAGCCACCAAAGAAGTCTGCAATCACTCCATCCATATCTAAAAATATCGTCATATATTCTCTCTTTCTTTTTTATTTTATATACAAATTATAACACAGATTTGTTATAATGTCAAGCACAACTTAGCTCTCTATCCAAAGTATCGAAATACTCCATGAACTTCTGAAGTGTTGGTGATAGAGGCGTGAAGCCAACATTGGCAACAGCAAAGTAATCACCGTCCGCATTTCCTACAATGTCTCCTACGCGTAGGCTTCTACACCTAGCATGCTTTGTAATGCGATCATCGGGACCAATATTACAAACTTCGAAGACATGTTCCAAGTCATCTGCTACAACGCTTGAAACGTGGCTGTAACATCGATTTTCTACTCCAAGCTTTACTTGACCGGTATGAATGGCTGACATATAAGCCACGGCTTTGGTGTGGCATTCCCAGCCTTCTTTATTGATAAGATCCGCAAGGGCTTCATCAAGAATGATTTGGTAAACTCTGAAAATTTGTGGCATAGGAAACTCCTCTTTCTCTATTGTCTTTATATCCTAGCACACTTTTAGGTAAATGTCAAGCATTATTTTCAATTAAAATGAATTAATGTCCAAAAAGTTTTCGTCTATCGTATTCTTTTTTGGTATCGATGAGAAGATTGATATGGTTATCTCTATGCTCTTTGAATACCTGAGCCTCGTTATCATCAACATCCATGATTACCACAGTATTGGTAATTGGTCTGCCTGTACGTTCTTCCCACATCACAGCATAGCCTGCCATCTGTGCAAAGTAGTTAGAAATCCATTCTTTTTTCTTAACACGCTTTGATGTTTTGAAATCTATAATAGATGGTACACCATCGAACTCAGCCACACAATCAACCCGACCAGCGAGTCCAAGATGAGCAGAATAAAGAGGTACCTCAAGACCGTATATTTTACCAAGTCTTTCATCAAGAATCGGACGAACATTATTGAGGCTTTGTTTAACGTGCGGCATATATTTTTCAGTATTTTCATTATTCAAATAACTTTCTATAATCTCATGAACGGCAGTACCTCGACCAGATGCCTTGGTACTAATTTTATTAGCTTCTTCTTCGCCCACACGTTTCTTCCATGCGCGTATAGAATCTTCACTTAAAATGCTTAATACTGTTGTAATGCTAGGATACTTAGTACCATCAGGAGTAGAATAAGTCCGACCAGTTGGCTGTGTATCCGCAACCAAGTCACTATATCCAAGATTAACAGTTTCATGTACAAAGTTAACATTATTCATGTTCTCCACCATTGCCTCGACCAAGACCTCCAAAGTATGTTGGTCTACGTCTTGCAGTTTCAAATGTGCCGACTGTCAATACAATACCAGCAATAAACAAAGCATGGGCTACTGCACTCACACCGAATACTGTAATAGAACCTAAACTCATACTAAAGATAATACACCACATCCACGCAAGGCCTTGCATAACAACATGCCTTACACCTAAGTCTGGAATATTACTTAATGGATTCATTTTATGATCCATGATTGTATTCCAACAATCTACTATAAATGTTTGCATCGGATAAACTCCTTTTTCAAATGTTACTCTTAGTGGATAATTTGCATCCACTACATCTTTAAACTCAATCGCATCATATAAGTTGTGAAATGTTTCTACGACCCTGCGATTCCTAAAATAACCACTAACACGATACATTACTTATATCCCAACATTTCCTTTGCCATAATATAATCTCTGAGAAAATCTGAACGAACAATATCTTGCCATCCAAATTGAATAGTATTAAAGTTCTTAAGGTGTTCAACAATTCTAAGAAACTTTTGAATTCCTTCTCTCTCAAAGCCATCTTTGAAATCAGATTGATTGTAGTCACCACTAAAGATAATTCTACAGTTTTCACCGACACGAGTGATAACAGAATCTAATTCATGAAAGTTAAGGTTCTGCATTTCATCTACGATTATGATAGCATTATCAATAGTAAGTCCGCGAATAAACGATGTAGACATAAATTCAATCTGTTTTGATGTTGTAAGCCTATTCCAGCCAGCATCATTCCCAACTAATTGATGCACAATACCTTGATATGCAATCTCATATGGTGCCATTTTTTCTGCCAATGTTCCTGGCAAGTAACCAATATCACGAGTAGGAACAACTGAACGAAAGATAATAATCTTATCTTGGGGAGTAGTTTTTTCTAACATTGTTTCAAGAGCAAGATACAGGGCAATAAACGTTTTACCAGTACCAGCACTACCAGCTAATACAAGATTTTCACCATCATCCCAAGAATCATATGCTTTTCTTTGATTCTCGGTAATAGGCTCATGCGTAATTAAATCGTTGAGGGTTGCTTTTGATTTGCTACTCATAGTTTAATAGTGTTATTTCTGCCAGAGGCTTTTTTGATTCTACCTAAATGTTCTTTCCATCCATCACTAGTATTAGAATTAGCATGCGTCTGTGTACTGGATACAAAGGCGGGTGTTGACAATACTTTTACAATATCTGAATTTTCATCCAGTATTGATTGTAGTTCATCATAGGGACAATTAATATCCCACTTTTCGTTTGTTTTAAGATTCTTTACTGTGTAGAGAGGCACTGCGAATCTCCTCCTTCGTTTCTGCTACTCTATTATATAGCCAGCTAATGGCAGTATTAATATGCCCGGTGTCATGAGGTTCCAATCTTGACTTTGCAAGTTCGATCTCATTATATAAAAATTCTAATTTATCCAGTTTATCCATTAACTGTCTCCATAAACCAATTTGGTACGTTACGATTAGTCCATGCCATTTTGAACCTATCTTGTTTTGTTTTGTAATATAGACGATAAGACTTAACAGCATCGCTAAACATGCATTCTGGATTAGAACCCATAGCAAGAGCAAATGGTGTCAAAGGACCGTCATCGATATTACGAGGTAAAGTCCATAGTGCAGATCTCAGAAGAGAATCCGTTTTATGTACTTTACCATATCTGTATGTATATTCGTCACAAAGCGCAACAAAATGCTCATAATGCCAACGATAATTACCACTAGATAAAGTAGTCCAAACAGTACAGGGATGACCCATGTGAACAGCTTTGTAGTATAAAATTTCTGCTTCTAGATCATCAGCGCCTTCGAATAAGCACCAGTATTTGACCATACGCTTGCCAGACTTAGATGGCTTAAGCATGAGTTTACCGTCAAGCACTCTATGTGCAGTGGACAACATTTGCGCTGATTCTACAATCATTTTTACAACATGTTTGTCACACTGCATTTGAGCCGCAGTGACTGGATCTTCTGATAAAATAAATATATTCATAATCTGGATACTAACCTCGCACTAGAATCATTCTTATCGTTTTCATAATATTATTATACTAAAGTTTTGATTAGTTGTCAACCACTATTTATGTGTTTTATGTAGATAGTTGGACTCCGTTAGTTTTTAATGTTTTTACCATAAATTCTCTTTTCTTAAGAATATTCTTAGCTTCCATCTTTTTGCCTTTAGCGATAAGCTTACTAGCATATGCCTCTAGTTCATTCAGGTCGTTCTTAAGTCTTTCGATTTGAGTAATTGGCATCGGAGTTCCTTTAAACAAAAACGAGCATGCGCCGAAGCACACACCCGCAAGTGAAGTTGAATAGGGATGATAATTAGTCTCGTAATAGACCAGGAAATGCCTCCTGTACTACAGTTCGACTAATCGACTTTGGTGGTTTCTTATTAATCATATTAACAAGAACCTTTGCTTCTTCGGGATGTACACCTTCAAGTATACCAAGGAATATTTTTTCCCTTTTATATGCAGGCAAAGAATCACACTCTTCGATTCCTTTTACGAAGTATTTAAACTTTGTATTCTCTCGTAAAAGACTAGATGGGTGATTGTTTGGTCCTGATGCTTCGTATGGCACATTACCTTTCGGTAAGTTCCATACTACTTTAGTGTCGAATGTTCCTCTCAAAATATCTTTGAGAGCCCAAGATTCGTGCTGTTTTAGAGTACGAGCCTTATCTTCTTTTTTCTTCTGCTTTGCGGCTTCTTGCAAAACCTCGAATACATATTTTAACATCTTATAAGAATTCCTCAACTGATTCAATTAACTGCTTCATATTTTTATTTATAAGAAATGGAAGCACTAGACTTCTATTTGAAGCAGGTTTTTGTGCTTGATACTCATTTATTATTTTAGACTTGAGATGGTCTGGAGTATAGCTGAGATCTATGAGCGTTTGATTACGTTGAAAGTTACGATACCATGTGTCGTAGATAACCGCGTCATGCTCTAGCTCTTGAATAATACCCTCAAGTTTTTTCTTAGTTACAGGAGTTTGACGAATACCTTCTACAAATACATTATCATCTGATAGCACGTTTGGTACACCGTCACCAGCGTCACCCTTAATAATCTTTATACGAAGATTGGCTTTAGGTGAATCATCAACTACATCTTTTTTAAGAAGTGGTGAAAACTGACTTACATTTTTATACGCTTGAAGTTGCTTGAAGTCACCGTCAGCGGAAACAATCTTTACGTTTTCATACTGACCAAACGCTTGGGTATTAGCAACAAGTGTGCCGATAATATCATCTGCTTCACATCCTTCGACTTCAATAACTTTATACGGAAAGTTTTCGCGTATTTCACTACGAACTTTATTTAGAATGTCGAATGCTTTATTCCAATCAATATCTGATTCAGTACGACCTTTTCTACGACCAGCCTTGTATTGCGGGTAATACTCGCGGCGCCAGTTATTTCTGGAATCGCAACATAGAATCATCTCACCATATTCTTTTCGAAATTTTAAGTTATACATTCTGAGTGAATTCAGAATCATGTGACGAATCATTTCTTCATCAATCACTTTATTAATAACGACAGTCGCAATTGCTATGCCGTTGAAATCTACTAGAATCATTTAATTACCTCAAAGTCTGGGTCATCACCACTGAGGGCAATCCAACGACTGCCCGCTAGTAAGTTTGGTTGGGCACAATTAAGCCAAGCGAATGGTCCAATACATTCGCGGTGTGCCGTTGTAGCAATGTGTGGACGAATATCAATTACGGTAAATGAATCACCAAATTGATTGATACGGTTCTTACCGTGTCGAGATTTACCTTTAAGTTTTACACTATCACCTATCATTATCTATATTACTCCACGCGGTCATGAATGGGTACGGCACCATAAAAGATAGAACCTAGCATTTCTTCTATCTTTTCAG